TTGGTACTAACCCTAGCACCATAGACATCAACGCAGGTTCTATCGACGGCACAGCCATTGGCGCATCCTCTGCATCCACAGGCGCGTTTACTACGCTGACTGCTACTGGCCTAACTGTAGACACCGACACCCTCTACGTTGACTCAACAAACAATCGCGTGGGCATAGGTACTACCACAGTAAACGCAGACTTACACATAAACAAAAGTTCTGGAGCTAAACTTTGGATAACAGCTGAGGGAAGTAACCCTAGTGATGCAGGTTCTTTGCGCTTTTCAGAACTAAGCGACGGTAATAATTACTTTGAGTTTCAACACAATGGTAATGATAACAAGTTAAATCTCACTACAAGTAATGGAGATTTAGTTACTTTTGACAGGATTAATCAAAGAGTGGGCATAGGGACTACATCGCCTGCTGAAAGTATACACACCGCAGGAAACATACGTTTAGGCGATTCTGCCCCTGCTGAACTATACACTAATTCCAGTGAATTACGTTTTGGTGTTGATAAGAATAACGATAACGGAACATCTAATATTACTTTTTATGTAGACAATAGCGAAAAGGTGCGTATCGACGCCTCTGGCAACGTGGGCATAGGGACTAGTTCGCCTAGTGCGCCCCTTGATGTTGATGGTTCTGGTACAGGAATAGATTTAGCTAATTTTGGCGGTAGCGCACAAACCAATTTTTCTAAAGTAAATTTCAATACTGATGCTTTATCAAACCAAGCGTACATTATCGCCTACGGCTCTGGAAATGCAGAAAGCGGAAATGTGGCAATTAAAAACACTAACTCATCTGGTGATATATTTTTTACCGCAGGTAATGCAGAACGCGCCAGAATCGACTCCTCTGGCAGAGTGGGCGTGGGGACTAGTTCTCCTGCACAAGAACTTCATGTAAAAGGCAATGGAGAAATCTTTCGTTTAGAAACTACAGATTCTGGAGGAGGTAACTACCTATCGTTTTATAAACCTAGTGATGCAAGAAAAGGCTATATAGGCTATGGCGGTGGTTCTTCTGATGATAGCCTTTATATAAATAACGATGAAAACGCAGATATTGTTTTTAGGCCAAATAACTCAGAAATGATGCGCCTCGACGCCTCCTCTGGCAACGTGGGCATAGGGACTACATCTCCTGCCGCTAAACTGCAAGTTACATCCCTTGCAAATCTCAGTGAGGCAAGCCCACATTTCCGAATACAGGGTGCAGGGTATCAAGGATACCACTGGTTAGATGGAACTGCCTACTATATAGGTCAAAACTCAAGCGTAAGAAGAGTGCGTATTTATTCTGGTGCTGAAACTTCAGGTGTAAACCTAAATTCAGGAGCAACATCTTGGGGTACATTCTCTGATGAGCGTCTTAAATATGACGTAGAGCCAGTTGAGAATGCGGTAGAAAGTCTAAGCAATTTAAGGACAGTAAAGTATAGACTTAAAGATGTTGATTCTGCTGAAGATAAGAAAAAGATAGGCTTAATGGCTCAAGACTTAGTTGGTGTTTTAGACGAAGTTATTGACCCGCTAAAAAGAACAGGTGATGACACTGAGTACATGTCAGTTAGATACACTGAATTAGTGCCTGTTTTGGTTAAAGCAATACAAGAGCAACAAACCTTAATTGAATCACTAACAGCCCGCATAGCGGCACTAGAGGAATAAAACAATGGCAGTAACTTGGACAATCTCAACACTAGAACGCAACACTGATGACGGTGTTGTTGTAGCACACTGGCGAGCTAGCGATAGCGAAACAGTAGGCGAAGTAGAACACGTAGGTAGCTCATACGGCACTTGCGGCTTTACCCCTGACGCTGATGCTGACGGCTACACAGCCTACGCTGACATTACAGAGGCTCAGGTCATTGGATGGGTAAAGGCTGACGTAGACGCTGACGCTGTAGAGGCAAGCATTGCTTCACAGATTGCAGACAGCAAGGCTCCCGCGATTACCACTGGAGTGCCTTGGTAATGATTGATCCAGTCACGGCCATAAGCATAGCCACTAACGCCTTTGGCACGATCAAGCGTATGGTAGCAGCAGGTCGTGATGTGGAGGATACATTATCACAGATAGGGCGGTGGTACGGAGCAGTAAGTGATTTAAATGAATGTCAACGAAGGGCAGAAAACCCACCACTATTTAAAAAGATTGTTGCGTCACAGTCTGTTGAGCAAGAGGCAATGCAGGTATATGCTCATCAGAAAAAGATACAGCAACAAGAGAAGGAACTCAGAGAACTCCTGATGTATTCCTACGGGCCAAACGGCTACAAAGAGTTGGTAGAGTTACGTAGGAAGATCAAGGAGCAACGAGAGAAGACTGTATACGCACAAGAGCGTAGACGTAAAGCATTATACTGGAACACAATACAAGCCGCAGGTATCCTGGTATTAGCCTCTGGTGTTTACTTAACAATCTCTTGGATCATAGGACAAGGAAATGGATGAACAAACGAAAGACATGTTGGACGTTACTGCAATATCTACGGCTATACTATCGTTAGCATCTTGGCTACCACCTGTAGCATCACTGCTGACAATCATCTGGCTAGGTATTCGGATCTATGAGTCTGACACTGTGCAGAAACTTGTACATGGTGAGACAAAGAAAGAACTTGACAAACAAGACTAAATAGTGTATAATATATGAGTATTTTAAATAGTTTAATAGGGCCAGTGACAGGTCTTTTAGATAAATTCATAGAAGATAAAGATAAGAAAAACCAAATAGCCTATGAACTATCTACTATGGCTGAGAAACATGCTCAGGAATTACTTAAGGGTCAGCTAGAGGTCAACAAGGCTGAAGCGGCACACAAGAGTTTATTTGTCGCGGGATGGCGTCCTGCCATTGGTTGGATATGTGGACTAGCCTTATTCTATTCTACCATCCTAGCTCCAATACTAGGTATCTGGTTTACTGTCCCACCTGTTGATAGCTCATTACTCACAAGTGTACTGATGGGCATGTTAGGCTTAGGTGCTATGCGTACAGTAGAAAAGACTAAAAACGTACAGAGAGAACGATAATGAGCTTTAACATGGAAGATTGGTATTCTGGCTATTTAGCTTCAGACGCATATCAAGAAGCATGGGAAGCCGCTAGAGAAAAGTATAGAAGAGAGGCTGAATACGAAGAAGAGGCTTTCTCAGGAGAGTTTAGAGGTTATATCACAGGCACTGGTGGTGCAGGCTACGCAAATGACATAGCAGGTGCTGATGTTTTTGCCAGTAAAATTAAAGAAGAAAAACCTCCTTTATTTATAGATACAGTTAAAGAGTTTGAAATAGACTACCCTTACGACTATGATACGTCTAAGCTGTTCATGAAAGGGCCTGACACTGGTTACGGCACTATGTCACACTTTAGACACTTTCGAAACTCTGATGAGTATAACGAGGTTAAAAAGTCACGAGGCCCAAACCTTGGTGGCAACTCAGGCTCTTATGTAGACATTAGTGGAGGAGAAGCTCCTATTGGTTCTTACTCTATGATTTGGGTAGAAGACCCACCTGAGTCTAGTTTCTTTGAAAAAGCATTAAACTTTGCTCCCTTTAGAGCTGCTGCTGCATACTTGTCAGGTGGTTATTCTGAGGCTGTGATAGCAGCGGGTAAAGCTATAGACGGACAGACCCTTCACTTTTCAGATTGGTTAGCATTAGTTACAACAGGTGTGCAACTAGCTAATAATGTGTCTTCTGCACAAACAGCGGCACAAGCTGCACAAACAGGGGAGGCCGCAGTAGAAGCCGCTATAGCAGCAGGGGAAGTCACTACTGTTGCACAAGCAGAAGCGTTATATGAGTCTGCTTATAACGCAGCTAGAGGAAATACAGTAGCAGGTATTAACATAGCAGACATTGCTGACTTTGGTAGTTCTTTAGGGCCAGACGCTTTCCAAGGAAATATAGAACAAGCAGTTCAGGAAGTAGAAGATTTAGCATCAGGAGAAGGCGCAGGGACTATTGTTAATTTAACTGATGTTATTGGAGATACTGTAGAATCTGCTGACAATCTATCTGAGGTTATAGATTTTGGTACTGATCTTTTTGACGCTGTAAGTTTTCAAGAAGAAATAGATGAAGAAGTTAAACTGAGCGATGCTGAGTTACAAGAAATTTTAGATGCTCAACAATCAGAACAAGTTACTGTAACAGCAGGTCAGGAAGAAGTCCCAATAACAGGTGTCACACCAGAGATGCCTGAGACTATTGTAGATTTAGAGCCTGAGTTTGATGTAGAGCCTATTGTATTTGAGTCACCTTTTGATACTACTGGTGGAGGCGGTGAACCTGCTCCTGAGCCTACAGCACCAACAGAGCCTACAGCACCAACAGAGCAAGAACAAGCCATAGACGCAGGTGATCCTAGTGAAATAGGTTCTATCTATACAGACGATAGAGGAGTTGTCTGGACAAACAAAGGGCCTAACCCATTAAACCCTGATACAAACGTATGGGTTACTGATGATCCAGATGCTCAAACAATAGCTGATTTTATTGAAGCAGGTTTTGATTATGTAGAAGGTGAAGGCATAAGCGTTGGCACAACTATAGGTCAAGTTCCTGCTTCTCCCTCTACAGGAACAGGAGAAGAAGTTACAGAAACTGTAGAAGAAGAAGAACCTTCCTTTGAGTTTATAGACTTTATACCTGACACCTTTGGTGACACTGTAACAGACAGTATTACAGACGCTGTAACTGATGTCGTAAGTGATCTTACAGGCACTGGAGAAGGCACAGGTACAGGAGATGGCGCAGGAGATGGCACAGGAGACGGCACAGGCACTGGCGAAGGCACTGGCGAAGGTGACGGTACAGGTGAAGGCACTGGAGAAGGCACAGGCACTGGAGCAGGTACAGGCTTAGGCTTAGGCAGTGCTACACGTACTACAGACTCTCTGTTTGGAGACATGCTACAGCTAGAGACTCAGATAGGTGCTACACAGGAACGCCTAAGACCTTTTAGTCTTGCCCCCACTCCATCAATTATGCCTTACACTGAACCAGGGGCACAGCCAATACAACAGTTTTTACAACAGCAACAAGACATGCAGTTACAGTATCAACCACAACGTATGCTAACTGACAGTCGATTTCCAAAAGGGTACAATTTCTAATGACTTACTTACAACTGGTAAACAGCGTACTACGCAGACTAAGGGAGGATGAAGTAACCACTGTTGCTCAAACATCCTACTCTAAACTTATTGGTGAGTTTGTCAATGACGCTAAACGCACCGTAGAAGACTCTTATGATTGGACTGCACTACGCACTACTCTCACTGTGTCAACTACAGCAGATACATTTAACTATGTACTCACTGGCTCACAGAACAGAATGAAGTTGTTAGATGTTGTTAATGACACATCAGATTGGTTCATGCAGTACCGTGGCTCACGTTGGATGGACAATGCTTTCTTGATTGAGACTCCACCTATAGGCGCACCACAGTTTTACAGCTTTAACGGTGTTGATGCCGCAGGTGACAATGCTGTTGATGTATACCCAAAGCCTGACGGTGTGTATCAGCTACGCTTTAACGTGGTGTTACGTACAGCAGACTTTACAGAAGACACAGACAAGCTAGGCGCACCTTCATCACCTGTCATACAACTAGCCACTGCATTAGGTGCTAGAGAGCGTGGTGAAACTGGAGGCACTAGCGCGGCAGAGTTGTTTGCACTTGCAGATAACACATTGGCTGACGCTATTGCTATTGATGCGTCACAACATCCTGAAGAAACTATCTGGTATTCTTAATGGCTCAACAATTACAGAACATTACCGTTGCCGCCCCTGGTTTTGCAGGTCTTAACACACAGGACTCACCCATTGGTGTTGATCCTTCGTTTGCCGCTGTTGCAGACAACTGTGTTATTGACAAGCTAGGCCGTATTGGTGCGCGTAAGGGTTGGGAAGCAGTATCTAGCAATGGCTCTTCTGTACTAGGAAGCAGTCGTGGCATAGAGACTATATACGAATACATTGATAACTCTGGCGACAAGGTTGTGTTGTCAGCGGGTAACAATAAAGTATTCAAAGGCACTTCAACCTTAACAGACATTACCCCTAGCAGTTACACTCCTTCAGCTAACAACTGGAAGATAGTAACATTAAACAACCATGTCTACTTGTTCCAGAGAGGTCACGAGCCTCTGATAGGTACAGATGAGTCAGGTTCTTTTGTTCTGGAAACTATGTCAGGCCACAGTCACAGCACAGGTACTGCTCCACAGGGCAACGAAGTCCTAGCAGCCTACGGTAAGCTGTTTGTAGCAGA